TTCCTTGTTTATCCCTTTGGACAAGGTAGCTTTTCAGACGCTATGCCTCTTGGCATTTCCGGTACTTTTAATTATATGTTGGTTTTCCAAGCCGAGCACAATATCCTCATGCACCCCTTCCACATGTTGGGAGTTGCTGGTGTATTTGGCGGTAGCTTGTTTTCAGCTATGCATGGATCTTTGGTTACGTCTTCCCTTGTACGTGAAACGTCTGAAGATATTAGCCAGAACTATGGTTACAAGTTCGGCCAAGAAGAAGAGACTTATAATATTGTTGCAGCGCATGGTTACTTTGGTCGACTCATTTTTCAATATGCGTCTTTTAATAATAGCCGTAGCTTGCACTTCTTTCTCGCTGCTTGGCCTGTCGTGGGTATCTGGTTTACTGCTCTTGGGGTTAGTACTATGGCATTCAACTTGAATGGCTTTAACTTCAACCAATCAATTCAGTCCTCTGACGGACACGTCGTCAGCACCTGGGCTGACATCTTGAACCGTGCTGGTCTTGGTATGGAAGTTATGCATGAACGTAATGCACATAACTTTCCACTTGACTTGGCATCAACTAGCTCTACACCTGTGGCCTTAGTGGCACCTGTGATCGGCTGAGTGAGATAGATCTTAAAGAGGGGTGCAATTCCCCTCATCACTATTGGCATTGGCCCTTACGAGGATACCCTTTGCCGTCTAGACGGTGGGATAGACCACAATACAAATTAAACATCAAACGTTTGGTGACAAATATATCTTTATTTTTTATTATTTTAAATGGCTTTTCAATCTTCTGTTAACCCCGCTCAGCTAACTCAGCTGGGTCAGGCTAACATGGCCGGAGACAAGCGTGCACTGTACCTTAAACTGTTTAGTGGCGAAATGTTCAAAGGCTTCCAACGTAACACGATCGCTCGTGATTTGGTCATGAAGCGTACACTAAAGAACGGCAAATCTTTGCAGTTCATCTACACTGGGCGCACCAAAAGTGAATTCCATACGCCTGGAAATAGCATTTTGGGTGATAGCAATAGTGCACCCCCTGTGGCTGAGAAGACCATCACGGTTGACGACCTTCTTATTAGCTCCGCGTTCGTTTATGATTTAGACGAAACACTCAGTCATTATGATTTGAGGTCGGAGATCTCACGTAAGATCGGATATGCTCTTGCAGAAAAGTATGACCGCTTGATCTTCCGTGCAATCACTCGTGGTGCTCGTGCAGCATCACCAATCACTAAGTCTGATTATGTTGAGCCCGGTGGTACACAGATTCGTGTTGGTTCTACTACCAGTGGAGCTGATGCTTATGTTGCTGCTAACTTGGTATCTGCATTCTATGATGCCGCTGCTGCCCTTGACGAAAAAGGTGTCAGTCAGGACGGACGTGTGGGCGTTCTTAACCCCCGTCAGTACTATGAATTGATCCAAGCTGTTGGTTCTAATGGTCTGATCAACCGCGATGTCACAGGTAACGCACTACAAAGTGGTGAAGGAATCGTGGAGATCGCTGGTATCAAGATCTACAAGTCCATGAATATTCCTTTCTTCTCTCAGTACGGTACTAAGTATGGTACTGCTTCTGCTACTAACCCTGGCATCACCGATCCTGGTAACACTGGTTCGTTCGTGGCTGAAGCTCTTGAAGATGCTGCTAACGATGTTACTGGCATCAACAATGAGTACGGTGAAGAAACCGAATTTGCTAATAGCTGTGGTCTGATCTTCCAGCGTGAAGCTGCTGGTTGTGTCGAAGCGATTGCTCCTCAGGTCCAAGTGACCAGTGGTGACGTTTCTGTTATCTATCAGGGTGACGTGATCCTTGGCCGTCTGGCTATGGGTGCTGACTACCTGAATCCAGCTGCTGCTGTCGAACTGTTTGCTGGCACTGCTACCAAGCCTGCCGCATTCTAATTTATCTTACATTGGGAGTCTCTTCGGAGGCTCCTTTTTTTTAATTCTTTATTGAGACTAATACTCATTATCAATTTATGGCCTTCCCTACTACTGGCTCCAATACTGAGCTACAAGCTGTTAATCAGATCCTGGCGTCAGTTGGTCAGGCTCCTGTCACTACATTGACAACTGATGAAACTTTCGTACTAAATAAAGTTTCAAACTTTACTGGTTCTATTTCCGGCACCACTCTAACTACTACAACAGCTAATATTCCAGTCGGCACCTATATCGGTGGACCTGGTGTAACTGTTGGTACATCTATTGCCGTTGCAGGTGTAGAAGTATCTCCAGCTACAGACCCTGTTACATATAACTACACTGTTAATATTTCTCAGACTGTTTCTAGTCAGATCTTAACACAGTCTATTGCTACAAGTAGAATTGAATCTCAAACCAACCCGGACGTTGCGATTGCACTCAACACCCTAAGAGAAGTGTCTCGTGAAGTACAATCAGAAGGCTGGTCTTTTAATAAAGAATATGACTATCCTATTACACCTGACTCATCCAACGAAGTAATTATTGCTAATAATATACTTCAAATGGATTTAAATAAATCTTACACACAGAATATGAATAGAGATAGTGTTAATCGTGAAGGAAAACTTTACGATAAAATTGCTCATTCATTTGTCTGGACTGATGCTACCTTATACGTAGATGTTATTTGGTACTTTGATTGGCCTAGCATACCAACTGTTATTCAAGCTTTTATTATTGCAAGGGCTGCAGCAATTGTATCTAGTAGAATTATTGGTGATGCTAATCAATATCAAGTATTACTACAAAAAGAAGCTGCTACTAAATCTACAGCTTTAGAATACGAATGCAATCAAGGTGATTATACATTCTTTGGCAGTCCTAAAGGTGGTAATTTCTATCAAAGCTACCAACCGTTCCATACTTTACAACGCTAATGCCAGCAGTAACTCAACTAATACCAAACTTTCTTGGTGGGGTCTCACGACAAAATGATGACAAAAAATTATTAGGACAAGTAACTGAATGCATTAATGGTTACCCAGATCCTACGTATGGTCTATTAAAAAGACCAGGCATGAAGTTTACTAATACTTTAAAAAAAGCTAACGGTACTAACTTTACTAAAACTGAATTAGATAATGCTGTATGGTTTTTTATTGAACGTGATGCAGCAGGTTCATATATTGGTGCTATTAAAGGTACAAACATTTATATATGGACTTCAGATACTGGAACTCCATGTACAGTTACTAATAATGCTACCTCCTATTTAACAGGTACAACACAGAATGATTATCATTTTCGTAGTGTACAGGATGTCACAGTAATTACAAATAAAACAGTTGTATCTGCTATGCAGCCTGCAGGCAGCTATGTAGCTAATTCAGTAGCTACAATTAAATTAACTTCATTAGTTGAAACATATTCTTATGAAGTCTCAATTCAAAATCAACCCTCAACAGTTACTGCTCAAAACAGCACTACTTTTGATGACATGTTATTGTATGATGCTAGTGATATAAACACTAATCATCATCTTGTAGATGCTATTAAAGCTACAATTGAAGCTCAACATACTGCATCTAATGCAGACTTTGCAGGTGTATGGTACTTAGAAGGTTATCCTGATAGTCTTGTTATTAAACGTGGTACAGGTACTAATGCGGTTGTAACTGATTATAGTGCAGTTACAGGTACTCCTGTAGCCTTTGATATTGATGCTAAAGGCGGTCTCAATAATACTGCTGTAGAAGTATTTGAAGATGAAGTAGAAAATGCTACTAAACTTCCTTTAGAATCTTTTGGTGGCCATCATGTAACAGTTAGTAATACCACTAATAATGAGGATGACTATCATGTACAATTCATTGCTTATGATACTACACTTAACAGAGGTAGAGGTTATTGGGAAGAAACTATATCTCGCGATGTATCTCCTGGTTTATTAGCATCTACGATGCCACATCAGCTGGAGAATACAGGACCAACAACATTTACATTTAATCCTATTACATGGTCAGCAAGAAAAGCAGGTAACGATGTTACCAGTCCTTTACCATCTTTTATTGGTAATAAAATTACAACTACATTTTTCTATTCTAATAGATTTGGCTTGTTATCACAAGACAATGTATTTTTTGGAGTAGCTAATGATATCTATAATTTTTTTGTTAAATCAGCTTTAACTCAGATTGATTCAGATCCAATTGATTTAAATGTATCTAGCATCAGACCTGTTACTTTGTCTGATGTACTACCATCTCCACAAGGTTTAATGTTGTTCAGTGAACGACAGCAATTCCAAGTATTAGCAACAAATTCTAGTCCATTTACTCCTGCTACAACCGTTATTAGATCACTATCTAATTATGAAATGGCACCAGACATATCTCCTGTTGATGTTGGTGTTGCTGCAACCTTTGTTAATAGAGTACCTGGTTACAGCAAACTGTTTAGTTTACAATTACGTGATGTAGAGCAGAGTCCTATTGTCGTTGATATCAGTAAAGTTGTACTTGAGTGGTTACCTAACACTATAGATAATTTAACAGTTAGCCCACAGAACTCTGTAATTATGCTAATTGATAGTAACACCTCTTACTTATATCTCTATCGTTATTATAATAATGGAGAAAAGGATATATTTCAAGCATGGACTAAATGGCAATTACCAGGTACTATTCAAACTGCAGATATTATTAATGATTCTGTAGTAATTGTATCTCAACACGAAGATGAATATACAATAGGTAAGATCATACTTGATGAAATACCTACAGGAAGCAATACAACAGGCGTTACTAGCATTACTGGTAATACATGCCTAGACATGGCTGCAAGGCCCGTACAGCCTGCTACAGGTATCGATGCGGTGGTATATGATGCAACCAACGAGGTTACTAAAATCTATACACCTTATACTCCATTCCAACAAAAGGAAGCTATCATGCTTCTTAGTGTACCTGAAGCAGATGTAGGCTTACCTGCAGCTGTTGATGCAGATGCTGGATTCTATTTAGCTGCTATTGCACGTACTGAAATTGGTACAGGTTACCGTTACTTTGAAGTTAAAGGAGACTATACAAGTTATGCTGATGGTATTGTTATAGGTTATGGTTATGATTTTGAAGTAACCTTACCTAAATTTTATTATAAACTTGATCCTACTACATCTGATTATACAGCTACCTTAACTATATCAAGAGTTATATTTTCTATTGGTAGAACAGGTCCAATTGAATTTAAATTAAAAGCAGGTGGTTCTGATGAATGGAGAGATGTAGAGTATGTTACTGATGCTAACACTTATGTAGCAGATAGCAGTCCTATAACACAAGAACATAATTTCACCATACCAATTCATCAACGTAATATTAATTTTGAACTTAAAGTGACAAGCAATTATCCATACCCTGTATCATTGGTTTCAATGATGTGGGAAGGTAACTATTCACCACGATTCTATAGGAGGAAGTAATTATGGCTGGACCTTTTGAAAACGTAGTAAACACAGTCACTACATGGATCGACGGTTCCGATCCAAATAAAGAGGCAAGAGCAAGGGAAAGGGAACAGCAACAACAATTAAACACGCAAACTAGCCTAACTAATCAATACAACAGAAATATATGGTTAACAGACATATACAATTATGAGAAACAAACCAAGTATGCATTTGATACTGCTGTTACTAATTGGGAATATGGTAAGACAATTCAAGATGCTCGACATGCACAACTTTTAGCTGTTTACAACAAAAGCAAAGGAATTTATGATGCACAACTTGGGTATAACAACCAAGCGTTATCATTAGCAGCTAATGACCAACAAGCCAAAATACAAGACATTGCTTTAGGTCAAGCTTTTCAACGTGAAGCCATGTATTCTGATTTAAAAAATCAAATACGATCAGAAGGTTTTAAGGTATCAAATACAATAAAATCAGAAGGTTTTAATACATTAACTGAAATGAAATCAGCAGGTTTCAATGTATTGTCTGCAATGAAATCATCAGGTTTTAATGTATTAACTGAGATGAAATCTGCAGGCATTGGTAAATTAGAACAAGGTGCAAAATTATATGGAATTAAAAGTGGACGTAGAATTGGTACAGAAACAGTACAACAAACTTTAAATGAAATTACCAGCCAGAATACGTTTGCTAAAGAAGCTAAATTTGTAGAAAGCTTACAGAAAGGTGGTCAAGCTGCCTTAGGTCAAGCTGGTGTATCACGTTCAAAAAATTTACAATCTACTGCTGCTGCATCTTTTCGTGAGTTAGTTGCTCTTGATTCTAGCCTATCTGGTTCAAGAAATAAAGCTGCTGTAGAATTACTAAAATTACAAGTTGATGCTAGTATTGCTGAAACACAAGTAGATCTTAATTTAAAGAGGCTTCAACTAGGTGTCGATACAGCTCGCGAAAGAGCTAGACTAACTATTGGTGAAGCTAAGGGTCAAGCTGATCTAAGGATTAATGCAGCGCTAGGTAGGCAAGCACTAAATATTAATCAAGCTCAAGGTCAGGCAGAACTAATTATGGATGCAGCTACAGAGGAAGCTAAATTTAATCACAGGATTCTCACAGCTAATATGGACAGTGCTTTCAGCGAAATGGAACGTAGCCTACAACAACTTCAATTACAAAAACAAGGTGCAGATCTTAAAGCTGAAGCAAATCTTAATATATTCCCTGAGAAACTGCCATATGCACCTGAGCCACAAATGCCACCAGAACGTAAATTCGCTGAACCACCAGAATATGTAGCACCAACTGTTCCTAAAGGACCACGTGTAGCTACAGGGTTTGACTCAGTGGTTGGTTTTAGTTCTGATCTTCTTAATTTAGCTACGCAGGCCGCGGGTGTGTATGGTGCTGCTAAAAATATTTTTGGAGGTGCACCCAATCTCCCATCCAATAACACACCATTTTTGACTGACTTTGATTCAGGTCTTAACAACAACTTTGGAGACTTTGACTACGGCAGCTACTTCGACGGCCGGGTTTCGTCCGGCAGCGACACCCTTGATTTTTTCCCCCCAAATGGCTTTTAACTTTAAATAACCATGGCACGACTACAATACCAACCCGCTACAAACCCAAGAGGATTCCAACCTATTCAACTTAGTAGGGCTGGTATTGCTCGAATGGAAGAAGAAGGTGACAGGGTAATCCGTAACTTAGAAAGAGAACGGGACGTTACAATTAAACAAAGGCAGGACAACCTTCAAGCAATGAAGGACAATGCTGCTTATGAACGCGCTGAGCAAGAAAGAAATCAGAAGATTTTAGAAGCAAACCGAGAAACTGAATACAAAAATCTTGTAAATGAGCAGAAATTTGAACAACAACAAGCTGCAGCTAAAAGGGATTTATATAGTTCAACAGTAGAATCATTAGTTAATTTTAGCACAACTCTTGGTCAACAAGCTGCTGAAAGAACCAAGCAGATGATTACAGATCAGACTGCAGAAGGTGCACAAGCTGCACGTCAAGAGTACCTTAATAGCCCTGAACAACAAAGTAACTACGCAACAGTTGAAAGTCAGGTTGATGTTACTACAGAACAGTATGACCAGGCTAATTTTATTAAAGGTCAAGCAGGTTTAGACACATCTTTACAAACAGCTAAAAACCTTGTAGCTAATCCTGGTCGTGGTTATTACTGGAAAAAGGGTTATTATAATGAATTTATTATACAACAAACCCCTCTGCTTGTTGACAGGGCACTTCAAAGTACTGAAGAGCTTTTTGTTGATCAAAATGGTAAGAAATTTTCAGGTATAGAAGCTGTCAGTGATCCTGATAAGATGCGTATTGTATTAAGCAAAATGCAAAATACTTTATACGGATCAACTGGTTTAGATATTAATTCACTTGAACCTGGATTTTTAGAAAAGTCTAGTGAATACTTAAATAAGTACAATAGTACTAGAATGCAGCAAGCATCAAGCAAAGCAACTGATGCTGCTTATGGTATTCTTGCTCAACAAGGAGAAGATTTAAGGACTCAAGGTAAGCCAGCAGCTGCTTATAGGTTAGATTTAAAAAACCCTAAGCTTGGTAGAGAAGGTGCTTTAAAGAATTTTTTTAATTTATATTCTGCACAAAATGCTGATGGTTCATTTCGTTATTCTATAGATGAATTAAACAACATCAAGTTATTAGGTGATAAAACTGTCTTTGAAGAAAGTGGTAATAGTCAACGTTATCAAGATTCTAT